GGAAGGCGCAAAAATTATGAACATAGAAACAGATAGTCAATACACAGTGTTCAGGAATGATTATAATGGATACTCTTATTATAAAATAGGAGTATCCAAAAAATCACAAACTGGAGAATGGATTAATGGATATATAAGATGCCAATTTAAAAAAGGTGTAACATTAGAAAATAAAACAAAAATTTATATAAGAAAAGCATGGTTATCATTCTATTTGAATAATAAAGATACAATACCATTTATATTTATATCAGAATTCGAAACAACTGATGAAACTATAGAAAGTGCAAAGAAAGAATCCGCTGAGAATTCCACTGAAATAGATCCATTTAAAGATTTTGGAGAAGAAATACAACTTAGCGATGACGATTTACCATTTTAGAGGTGCAATAATGTATGAAATAATTATAAACTTAGATGCTGATGTAACTAATGGAAATCGGAATTGTTGTTTAATAAGTGAAGAAAAGATAATTGCCATGAAAACATTAGCAAAAAAAGAAAAAGAAGATTACGATAAATTATTAGCAGAAAATACTGTGTTAAAATCAGATAATTATATTTTAAGAAATAAATCTAAAGAAAATGATAAAAAGTATCTAAAAATAATCGAAGAAAAGAACAAGAGAATAGCAGAATTAGAGAAAGAACTATCAGCTTACAAAGCTAAGCAAGTAGATATATTTGAGGTGTAATATGAAACAAAAAAAAGAATACGCACTTTATAAAGGCGAAAATTTAATAGTGATAGGTACTATTGATGAAATAGCTAAGTCACAAGGCGTTAAAAGGAAAACAATATTATATTATCAAAGCCCAGCACATTTAAGAAAAAGTGAAAAATCTCATATAGGAAATTACAAAGTTTTAGTTAAACTAGATTAGGAGAAGAAATGAAAAAATTAGAAGAAATAAAATGTAATAAATACATTGAGATAATAAAAGAAGGGCAAGATGGTATCGGTGGTACATTTTATGATAAAAAAAGTAGAACAAAATTAAACTTCATAATGAGTTGGGGAGCAGGTTGGGAACATTGCTCTGTAAGTATAAGCACATTTTATAAAAGATGTCCTAGTTGGGAACAAATGTGCGAAGTTAAAAATGCTTTTTGGAATGAAGATGAATGTTGTATAGAATATCATCCAGCTAAAAAAGATTATGTAAATAATCACAATTATTGCCTACATATATGGAAACCTATTAATCAAGAAATACCAACGCCACCTAGCATTATGGTAGGTTTAAAAAAAGAATATTCACAAGAAGAAATAAATCAGTTAAATAGTTTAATAAGAAGTGGAGAATTGCCAAAATGGTAAAGTTTGAAGCAGGTATGTATATTAGATACAAAAACTTTGCTAATGTTTCTAAAATAGCAAAGATAACTAAGATAGTGCTATCAGATAATGATTGCTATGAAAACTATTATCATTTCGATAATGATGATGGAACACTTGAAGGTTTTATTGAAAAAGCAAGTTATAACATAATTGACTTACTAGAAGTTAGAGATTATGTGAATGGAAGCGAAGTAGATGACTTTGTAAGAACATATAATATTGAAAACGATGAACCTATTTTAAAAGGTGTAGTAACTAATGATTGTTATTTAGAAAATTCTTTGAATAGTTGGTTAGAAGAAAAAGACATTGAGTCAGTAGTAACTAAAGAGCAATTTGAGGCTATGCAATATGTCATCTGAAAGAGAAAAACTAATCAAATATAAAATGTATTTAGAGAGTGAAAAAAATAAGACTAGCAAAAAAAGAACTACATAAATTAAAGCTAGAATTACAAAATTTAAGAAGTAATGGAAGGAGTAGAAAAAATGAATTTTGAAACAATCGAAGCTATAAATTATATTAATTCACATAATAAATATTATAACTATTCTATTGAAAATAAAGAACTTTGTATTGAAAATAAAATAACGAAAGAAATTACTAAATTACCATTTAAAAATTTGAAATATGTTGAATATTACTTATATGGTATAAATGACTATATAAGTACACTTAAAACAATTAAATTTAGTGAATATGAAACTTATAATAACAATGAGCCTCAAGGAGAAACAACACTTTATCTAGATGAATTGCAAGCTATAAATAAACAAACAGAGGAGCTAGGGTGGAATAAATGAGATATATTGCAAGTGTTAGCTTTGGCAAAGATAGTTTAGCTATGTTGTTGCTCTTAATAGAAAGGAAGTGTCCTTTAGATGAAGTGGTATTTTATGATACAGGTATGGAATTTCAATCTATTTATGAAACAAGGGATAAAGTTTTAGAAATTTTAAAAAATAAAAATATTAAATATACTGAATTGCATCCAAAGAAAAGTTTTGAATACACTATGTTTGAAAAAAAGGTAAAACATAGAAATGGTAGTATTGGTTATGGTTATAGTTGGTGTGGCGGTCGCTGTCGTTGGGGAACTAGTGAAAAGAACATAACTATAACAAAGTATTTAAAAAGTAAGTATGGCGATAATTACATGGAATATGTTGGAATTGCTTATGACGAACTCAAAAGAATTAAGCAAGATACTAAAAAGATTTACCCATTATGTGATTTTGAATTCACAGAAAAAAAGTGTCTTGCTTATTGCAGAGAAAAAGGCTTTAATTGGCTAGAAGATAATATTAACTTATACAATATTTTAGATAGGGTATCTTGTTGGTGTTGTGCTAACAAGAATCTAAAAGAGCTTAGAAATTATTATAAGTATTTGCCAAAATATTGGAATAAATTAAAAGAATTTCAAAAAAGAACAACCAGACCATTTAAAAACGATAAAACTATTTTTGAATTAGAAGAAAGGTTTAAAAAGGAAATATGTTAAAGATAAAAGAATGCCCAAAATGTCATAGTAAGGAAGGCTATTATACAAAAATAAGATATAGTGGTTCAGGTATTTTTAGATATGGTTTTATAAATGACAAAGGTGAACAGAAAATCATTGAAAATGGTGATATGTATGATTGTTTATTAAACAAAGCATCAAAATACTATTACTGTTTAAATTGTCATAAAAAATTGGGTTTAGTAGAAGAGGTGAAATAGATGAAAGCTAAAGAAATGTTTAAAAAATTAGGCTATGAAGAAAGAGAAGAAACAACATCAATGACTTGTATAAAATCGTATATAAATTATAGCAGAATGGATATTGTATATTTTGATTATGATAAACAAATTGATATAGGAATGAGAATGCTGACTTTAGATTTATTACAAGCTATAAACAAGCAAGTAGAAGAATTGGGATGGAATAATGACTAGTAAAGTATTTGAAAAAAAATTTTATTTAATTGCTTGGTACGAAATGGGGCAGTTACGTAGTTTTGTTAAAATAGGCGATGATAAAGAAGAAATAATAAAAATATTTGACGATAAGTATATGTGGAAACCAAACGCAATGGGTGTTACAGAATATAGTTATCAATTATTAGAGTGTACAGCAAAAGAAATTATGAATGATAGAACATATTTAGATAATTTGAGAGGTAACAAAGATGATTAGAGAAGATTTTTATATCGCTAATTTTAATTTAGAGATAAATGATAATATTGCAAAATCAGTCTCTAAAATAGACGATAAAATATGCGATATTTGGAAAATAAATAAACAAGATATTATAGATGTAATTAATTTTAAAGAAAAACTAATAAAGTATTTAGAAGAAAAGATAAAAGAATGTAAAAATACAATAGAATTATTAGAAGGGACTAATAGTCACAGAATATCTATATTACAAGTTCAAATTAAATCTTATGTAGATTTATTAGAAAGAGTAAAGATTGATAATTATGAAAGCTAAATATAGATTTAAAAAATTAGGATTTAATTTAATAGATATTGGTTTTCATAATATAATCCATTATGAAAAAATACTAGATAAAGAAAAAGATTGGAGATTAATTGTCGAATTTGTTTTGAACTCTTATTACGTATCTTTAGCAAGTAAATTTGGTAAATTTAATTATGGTGCATTTAATTTTTTAGATAAAAAATTAATTAAAGCGATAGAAAAACAATTAAAGGAGATAACAAATGAAAATAAATAGAAAAATTGTAGAAAATCATTTAGGTAAACGAGTAAAAATAAAACTTTTTAATGGCGTTATATGTGAGGGAGAATTGCATAAAACAGGAGAAGAAAGGTTTAGAGGTAACAACAATTTATATATACCCCAAAATTATTATTTTACTTATAATCCTCACAACAATTGGATATTTAGGAGTTCTCATATTGTAAGTATAAAGGAGAGTGAATGAGATGCTATTGCCTAAAATAAAAGAATTTACTAAAGAAGAATTATTGAAACAGTTTGAAATGAGTGAAATAGATATAGACTTCTTATGTGAATATATAGCTAAAAGAGATAAAGTATATAATAGATTAATTGATGAACTTAATTTTAAAAATTCTGGATTCCGTGAAATAAAAGAATTTGTCTATAAAAACAGTATACCAAAATATTTATTGTCAAACCCTCCTAAAGAAACGTTAGATTTTGAAGGAGATATAACTGATATTTTAAAAATAATAGATAAATATATGAAAGAAGATTAAATATGAAAAAGATATGTAGAACAATTGAATTAATTAAGTATAAATGTGAATTTAATGAAGAATCTATTTCAAAATGGGAAAATCACGAATTTATAGTATGTTTTAGTAACAATAAATGGTGTATGGCTTGTGATAAATACGATTTGAGGAAAATGCTAGAAAGAGACCATATAAATCATATTATGTATATATTTGATGCGACTAACAGAATAATTATTAACAGAGATGTATTGATAAATACTGATGACTTAGAAAGAAGATGACTAATTGAAAGGATTACAAAAAGATTATTACATATTAAGAATATTAAACTTATATCACGTGCACTTATTGAATGGAATATTAACCTTATATGGACCAGTTAAAATGGAGCACTTCATAGCATTAAAAAATCAAATAAAAATCAATAACTTAGATATTAAAGATATTATAGTTAAGTAGGGAAAGTATATTAAAGAATGGAGGAAAATATGGTAGAGCATTTAACCATTAGACAGATAAAAAAAGAATTAAGAGATTTATATGATGAATTAGATTTATATTTAAAGAAAAAGAAGATTAATTATTATAAAACACAGCCAAAAGGAACAGATTATAATAAAATAATGGTTAGTAGTTCTCATTCAAGTTTTGATAGATTTGCACATTATGTAATAAAAGATGAAGAATTAGATATAAAAATAGTATCATTATTAGAATCAATTAATGCTTATGAGGAAATAATTATAAAAAGAATAAAGAGCATAGCACTTGCAAATGAAGGATATGCTAAAGTAATTACATTGAGAGAAGACGAAAAATATGCAAGAGAGCACAAAGGAAAACCAAGACCATGGAATTTAATAGGGGAAGCAGCAGGGTATGACGAAAAACAATGTCGTAGAATATGGCAAGATTACTTAAATAGCTAAAATGTCCGTTCAATGTCCGTCTTTATATGCTAAAATGGTATCATGGAATAATTATAAGTTCCAGTATTGAGATACAAAGTTCTAGTTGTATCTTTTTTATGCTTGTCGTCCAATTGGTTAGGGCACTGGTCTTATACACCAGTTATCTAGGTTCAAGTCCTGGCGAGCATACCAATTATTAAATATATTAGGTTTTAATTTGATGCAGAAACGCTGGAAGCCACTGCTAACTCAATAACACAATGAGATTAATAATAAATTATGTAAAACTATCGGTGTGTATAAAATGTTCGAGGTATACCCATTATTATACGAATGTTATCCTAATTTTTTTATTTGAGAGTACAAGAACCCCAAAATCTAATTTATTGATATAACTCATTTATACTAAGATATAAATTTCCATAGCTTGTACTCTGAAATAAGGATTATAAAAGAAAGGAAGTGAGTGTGTGGCTAAAATAGATAATAAAAAGGTAGCAGAAGTTATAGCTAGCTATGCAGTCACAGGTAGTTATAATGCGACAGCTAAAGAATTAGGCATATCAGATAAGACAGTTAAAAAGATAATACTAGAAAATCCGAAGAAGTACGAAGAAAAAAAAGAATCATTTATACAGAAAGCTGATAGGATAATTGACAAGGCTATGAACAAATTAGAAAAGAAAATAGATAAAGAAGATGTAGCAGCAAGTCAATTAACGACAGTAATAGGTACGTTAGTAGATAAGAAAAGATTGGTAGCTGGAGAATCTACAAATAATGATACTATAACAATTAAAATGTCAGATGAAATAAAGGAATTAAGCAAATGACATTCAATATTGGAGAGTTATATCCTAAACAAATAGAATTTTGCAAAGCCACTAATAAGTATATATGTTATGGTGGTGCTCGTGGTGGAGGTAAATCTCACGTATCAAGAATTAAGATGTGTTTACTAGCTTTAAATTATCCAGGTATACAAATATTACTTTTAAGAAGAACTTTGAAAGAGTTAAGAGAGAATCATGTATTACAACTTCAAAAGTTATTAAAAGGTATAGCAACTTTTAAAGAAAGCACAAAAGAATTCATATTTCCTAATGGCTCAAGAATAGTTTTAGGATATTGCGATAATGAAAAAGATGTATTGCAGTATCAAGGACAAGCATATGAAGTTATAGTTTTAGAAGAAGCAACACACTTTACAGAATTTCAATTTCAAACCCTTACAGAAAGTAATCGTATGAGCGGTAATATGAAGTGTGAATTTAACCCTAGAATGTACTTTACTTGTAATCCTGGCGGAGTAGGACATGCTTGGGTAAAAAGACTATTCATAGATAGAGATTATACAGCGACAGAAAATTCTGAAGATTATATATTTATACCAGCACAAGTATTTGAAAATAAATATATAATGGAACACGACCCTGCATATGTTAAAGTACTTGAGAATTTACCTGAAGATAGAAAACAAGCAATGCTATATGGTAATTGGGATGTATTTGACGGGCAATTTTTTAGAGAATTTAATAGAAGAATACATGTAATAGAACCATTTGTAATTCCTGAAACTTGGGATAGATATATAGCTATGGACTACGGACTAGATATGTTCGCAGTTCTTTTTGTTGCAGTAGATAGTAAAGGCAAAGCTTATGTATATAATGAGATACACAAATCAAACTTAATTGTTAGTGAAGCAAGGCAAGTATTAAAAAGTATGATGAGACATTATAAGTATAAATATAAATATGCTCCACCTGATTTATGGAATCGAAATAGAGACACTGGTAAAAGTACAGCAGAATTATTTTATGAAGGTGGCATTGATTTAACAAAAGTAAGCAATAATCGTGAATCGGGTTGGTTAAATGTAAAAGAGTGGTTAAAAATTAAGAAAATAAGGCATGAACAAATTGGAGAGTTAATAGAAGATAGTGATTTAAAAATATTTAATAATTGCTTAAATCTTATTAAGTACTTACCTCAGTTACAACATGATGAGAAGAATCCAAATGACTGTGCTACTGAGCCTCACGAACCAACACACATTACAGATGCTTTAAGATATTTTTGTGTGAATCATATATCACCAAGTCGAGAAGTAAAAAATAAAGAAACAAGTTTTGATAATTTCTTTAAAGTAGAAGAAAAATATCAAGACTGGGGAGAGGAGATAATAGTAATATGAAAAAGAAAAGATATAGAGAATTACAAAAGCTTAGAGAGAAAGGCTTACAAGATAATAATAAGCTTATCAAAAAAAATAAGAAAAGAAGTTATCAAAAAGGATAAGAAGAAATGATAGATGTTGCAATATTGTGTGCCACTTTTGGTATTTTTATTTTAGTTTCTTTTATCAAAGGTATTCAAATTGGCATTAAGTTGAGAAAAGATGAACCAATTGAAGTGCAAAGCCCTATTACTTATGTAAAAGAAAAAATACAAGAAAACAAGGATAATAAAATAATTGAAAAAGAACAAGAAATAACACAAACAAATCTTGATAATATTGATAATTATGATGGAAGTAGTATAGGGCAAAAAGATATACCTAGATAGGAGGTAGAATATGAATATAGAAAATTTACAAGAAACAGATACTTGGACACTTTATCAAAAATGTGTTAATTTTATGAATAGAAGAAATATTTATTCAGATACTGATTTAAATAATCGCATGTATAATGGCGACCAATGGGCGGGGCTAAAAGTAGAAGGTGTTGAAAAAGTACAACATAACTTTATAAAACCTATTGTTAAGCATAAAGTATCAACAATTACTTCTAATTTATTTGCTATTAATTATAGTCCAGAGAATATTGAAAATGTAGAATTTATTGAGCCAGCACAGAAGTTATGTGATTTATTAAATAAAAAAGCATCTAAAGTTTGGGATAAAGACTTTATGGATTTAAAAGTTAAGAAGTGGGCAAAACAATCAGCTATAAATGATGAAGCTATTGCTTATGTAACTTATGATAATAATAGTGATAACCCAATAAATGAAATTATTTCAAAGAATGATATTATGTATGGTAATGAGAATGAAGAAGAAATTCAATTACAACCCTACATATTAATTCGTCAAAGAAAGACTATTATTGAACTACAAGAAATGGCAAGAAAAGAGCTTATAGATGAAGAATTAGTTAAAAATATAGTAACGGATAATGATACATCTACGGTGGCAGGAGATAGTGGTAAGGACGAGCTCGAAGAAAAATGTTGGTTAATTACAAAACTATATCGTAAAAATGGTACCATCCATTTTACGCAAGCTACTAAGTATTGCGATATCAAAAAAGAAAGAGATACAGGACTTACACTTTATCCAGTGGCACATTTTAATTGGGACGACCAAGAAGGTAATGCACGTGGCATAGGAGAAGTAAGACAATTAATACCTAATCAATTAGAAACAAATAAAACAGCTATGAGAAGAGCCATAACAATTAAGAATATAGCTTATCCTCAAAAAATTGCTAATGTATCTAGAATAAAAAACAAAAATGCTATAAATAAAGTAGGAGCATTAATAGAATTTGAAGACACTAATGGTATGGTAAAAGCAAATGACGTCTTTAGCAATACACAAGTTACTCAAATGAGTACTGATAGCGAAAAGTTCCAAAATGAACTCATTACTTTGTCTAAAGATTTAAATAACGCAGGAGATGCTACAACAGGAAATATTAATCCAGAAAGCGCAAGTGGTAAAGCTATTCTTGCTGTCCAAAATGCCCAGAACCAACCATTAAACGACCAAATGGTAGGTTTAAAATCGTTCATAGAAGATATAGCAAGAATATGGTTTCAAATGTGGCAAGTGTATAGTGATGGATTAGTGATACAAGATGAAGTACCAGACCAAATGACTGGAGAATTAGTACCTCAACTAATACAAGTTCCAAGTTATATATTAGAAGCTTTAAGTACTAGTGTTAAAGTTGATATTACACCTCGTGGCTCATTCGATAAATATGCTCAAGAATTATCACTTGAAAATCTATTCACACAAGGAAAAATTACATTTGAAGAGTATGTAGAGAGTTTAGATAGTGATAGTGTGATGCCTAAGACAAAACTAGAAAATATAGTTAAAAAACGAAAAGAAGCACAAGAGAAAATTGATGTTTTAGAGCAACAAGCAATGCAAATGAAATTAGAGTCAGAACAAAGTATGGCTAATCAAATGGATATTGATAGTATAGCTAATCAAGGCTATCAAATGATTAATGAAGCAACGCAAAAAGAAATGTAGTTGTTTTTATTTTGTCCAAAGCTAATGACGACATGAAAAGCATTTAGGAATAGTGAAGCAAACACTTTAAAAATATGAGGAGAAAAAAATGTTTGATGAAAACGAAAATGTAGCTTTAGAAGCTAATGAAAATGTTGAAGCTGAAACAACAGAAGAAATCCAGGAAGGTATAGAGTTAACTGATACCACCGAAGTAGAGGATTCTAATGAAGAAACTATTGAAGAAACAGAAGAAGAACAACCAAAAGGTAGATTTGTTACCGATAATGAACTTAATGACTTAGTAGACAGACGTGTTGCACGTAAAATGCGCAAGCTTGAAAAAGAAAACGCAAATAATATGTCTACTTATAAAGATACTGAAAATGTACTTAAAAGTGCATTAGGTGCTAGTGATATTAACGAAGCTAATCAAAAGTTAAGAGAATATTATGAAGAACAAGGTATAAAACTGCCTGAACCTTATAAACCAGGACTAAGTGAACATCAATTAGAAGTATTAGCTAAAGATGAAGCCAATAATTTTATTGAAGAAGGACATGAAGCGATGGTAGAAGAAGCTAATCGTTTAGCCAACATAGGGTATCAAAATTTAAATGAAAGTGAACGCATTATTTTTAATACTTTAGCTGAAAAGTTAACAGAAGAAAAAAATAAGAGTGAACTTAAAAGTTTAGGTGCAAAAGAAGAACTACTTTCTGATAAGTCATTCAATGATTTTAGAAAAATGTTTAATTCAAATGTACCTATCAAAGATATATACGAAATGTATAGTAAAAATAAACCTAAGCCAAAGGTTGAAAATCCAGGAAGTATGAAGAATGCTGAACCGAACAAAACTAAAGATTATTATACTGAAGAAGAAATAAGTAAACTTACTCCTGAAGAGTTAGATAATCCTAAAGTTTGGGAAGCAGTAAGAAAATCAATGACAATGAAAAGATAACTTTATAATTCCTGATTAAATGAAAGGAATGATAAATATGGCAATTACACATTTCCAACGTACAGTTTGGAGTAAATCTATTGAAAAATCATTAAAGAAAATTACATCTTTAAGAAACCATTGTAGTTTTAAACACGATAATGAAACTACTAACGCAAAAGAAATTAAAATCTTAAACGTAGTAGCACCTGAAGTAAGAACTTATGTGCCAGGTCAATCAATCACAAGAGATGCAGCTGCAGACGGAAGTATGATTTTAAAAATTGACCAATTCAAATATTTCAATTTTGAAGTAGATGACGTTGATAAAGCACAAAGTCAAGATGGTTTAATGGAAGCATTAACTGATGAAGCTTCACGTGCATTATCTTTAGAAGGAGATAAATATGTAGCTTCATTAGTAAAAGCTGGTGTAGAAGATAACACAATTGAATCAAGTAAATCGGTTGTAACTTTAACTAAAGCTAATGCTATAAGAACTGTTGAAGATGGTTTTGCTACCTTATATAGCAAGAATGTTCCTATTAACAGTACATTCTACTTTGAAGTAGCACCTATGAACTTCACAATTTATAGAGAAGCTTTAACAGAGTTATCTACAAATAACCCTGAAATTTTAAAGAAAGGTGCTGTAGGTAAAATCAATAATGCTTATGTATGTATTGAAAATCTTTTACCTAAAGATGAAGCTTCTGTTTATAATATCTTAAGAACTGATAAAGCAATCGACTTTGTTGAACAAATTGATAAAGTAGAAGCTTATCGTCCACAAGATGCATTCTCAGATGCGTTAAAAGGTTTATACTGCTTTGGAGCTTTAGTAACTAGAGCAGATGAAATCTATGTAATTAAAACTGCAATATAATCAATAGATATGAGAGCAATAGCTCTCTTTTTTCGAGTGTGTAGACTTAAAAATGGTGCAATTCCATTTCTCTCGACCAAAGAAGGAGGACTTAATATGAATAATGAATTATTTACAATGCAACCTAGTTTAAAACAATACTACGGAAGAACAATAACTAAAGAAACTGAGTTTGACGAATATAATGATGATAAAACTATACATCAAACATTGAAAGATTTAAAACTTATTACTGAAATAAATAAAGAAACTGAGTTTAATGGCATTAAATCAACAGAAAAGTCAGTACTTACTCAAGAATTAACAGAAGGAACTGTACTGATATGGCAAGAAAATCAAGGGTATATTATTCCAGTTCAAAAATTTTATAAAATTAAGGACTTAGAAGAAGAAATACAAGAAGTAAGAAGGATATATAAAGATAATACTGATATGAATAAAGAGGTGTAATTATGACACTAAAAGAAATGAAAATAAAGACATTTAGTCTTATAGAAGAATATTATCCTGATAAAAAAGATTTAGCGGAAGATTCAGATGTTTTAAATAAAATAAATGGTGTTGTTAATTCAATACAACTAGATTTAATGAAATATCGTAAACTTAATTCTTCATACGAAGTAGAAATAACTAAAGAAGATAGTAAAATTATTAATTTAAAAGAATTATTAGATGATTTATACCAATTAAATAAAATAGTATTTGATAAAGATGTAGAATATGAAATGCCTAATGACGAAACTATAATTTTACCCAGTGATTACGAAGGAACATTTACTATTTATTATTTTAAATATCCTGAGTTATTAGAAATAATATTTGAAGGAACAGAAGAGGAACAAGAAATAGAAAGACTAGAACAAGACGAAGATTATGAATTTGAATTAGACGCTGATGTATTAGAAGTAATGCCTTACGGAATCGCCGCCGACCTTTTAAAAATGGATATGATAAGTAATTATGGAAAATATTTTGATGAAAGATATAGAGAACTTAAAAACTCAATAGACCCAAGAAGAAATAGTGCATCTGTTATGATAAGTGGAGGAATTGATATATAATGTCTAGTCTTACAGATTTAATAACAAGAAACTATAATAATTTTCGTGGTGTAGATTTTTCTAATAATAATGTTTCATTTTCAAGAAGCCCTGATTTACTTAATATGTGGAGAGATTATCAAGATTCAGATTGTATTCAAACAAGACCTGGAATGAAACTATTAAATACATTTAATAATAAAATTCTAGGTTTATTTTTTTATGTAAAAGATGATATGCAACATGTTTTAGTACACGTTGGACCAAAGCTATTAAAATGGGATAATTATCCGAGTACGCCTGCAGAAACACAAGAATTATATACTTCTATGAATATAAAAGAGAGCAGAAGTTTTGTATTTGATAATATTTTGTTTATTATGGACGGAATAAACTATTTGGAATACGATGGAGAAACATTGAAAAAGGTTGAAGGAACAATTCCAATGACTTCTTACTATAAAAATCCAGACGGTTCAACAAGCATAGATGAAGAAACAGACAGAGACTTAGTATATCAACCTATTAATTGTCTTACATCTTTAAGAAAAAATGCTTTTTTTGGAGATGGTAAAAGTGATAAATACCAATTAGATGCACAAGAATTAGATAGTGCTTCTAAATACTTAATGGAAGCTATGATAAATAATGTTAAAAAAATTGAAAATGTAGATTTTACAGTTGATAGAGAAAAAGGTATAGTTACATTTAATGAAATACCAGAAAAAGATAGTGAAGTTGTAGTGATGAATCCACCAAATGATCTGATAATTAATCAATACATAGATGCGGTGTATATACTATATGCCTTGCAACTGAAGTATCATTTTTTATGCGATGAGCAAATTCGAGCTGCTCTCATTAAAGAACTGTATACCATGGACGAATTCCGTTTTTTGAGTTGTCCATATGAGCGGATTGCCTTTGTCAATCTTATTTCCTATTTGTCCTCTAACTGGCAATACGAACATGAAATTAGCAAAGGAATTTATGATTACTCACAGGC